TCCACTGGTCAAATAAAAATAAAAAATGGTTTGCAAGATTAACAATAGATAAAAAAAGAAAGTACATTGGATATTTTGATGATTTAGAAATTGCAAAAAAAGCTATTGTAGAAGCTAGAAATAAATACTATGGAGAGTTTGCAAATCATGGATAAATTTAATTTATTGTGGAGTAATTTTCCTAGAAAAGTAAACAAACGAATGGCAGAAAAAGCATTTAAAAAACTAAACCCGTTGGAGCAAGAACAGGCTTTAGAAGCTATGCCAAACCATATCAATTACTGGAAAGCGCAAGATACGCAATTAGCGTACATACCGCATTTAGCCACCTGGTTAAATCAGTATAGGTTTGAGGATGAGATTGTCATTGAGCCGCCAAAAGCAAAGAAACGACCAGAGTTGCCTTGGTACAGCTCAGAAGAATTAACGATAAAAAAAGCACAAGAGATAGGAGTGCAGGCATATGCCGGAGAAGGATGGCAGCAATGGAGAGCTAGGATTAGCCAAAAGATTAAACAACTCGAAGAACAGTTATAGCGAGGAATGGCGTAACGAATGTGAGGCCAGGGATTTACTTACTTGGCCTTTAGCAGCAAGACGAAAACAACTGGCGCTGATATACGAAAAAAGAGGCGCAAAAGCGTACCAAATACTTACAGAGGAAATGACTAGACAATGGACAGAAAAACAGAAGAAGCATACGCAGCAGCCCAATATATTATTGACCACGGAGAAGAATTTGCCGCAGCCTACTCAAGGCGAGTTGCTTTAGAACATTACCTTAAGGCAGTAAAAAGTGTAATGATGATTGCTTCTAGCCAGCCTAGCATTTCAGGCAAAGAAATGGAAGCTCAAGCAAGTGCGGAGTACGCAGACAAAATAAAAGAATTTGAGGCCGCCCAATATACAGAAAAGTTAATTCAACAACAGACAAAAGGTTATGAGCTTTTTATAGAAGTATTTAGAACGGAAAGCGCTAATAATCGTACTATTGATCGTGCTACACAATGAACGATCTATCATTCTACTTTGGGCTGGCTATATTTATTGCGCTAGGTATATCAATTTGGGTTACATTTAGGTAATGGCTACTAAAGATGAAAAGAACACATTGGCTGCGACTGCAAGACTCGGATGTATTCTTTGCTCCGAAGTCCTTGGGATTGAAGGCTCTGAGGCAGAACTCCATCATGTGCGCCGTTACGGAGCTAAACGGTCTACATCCCCTGTCCTGCCATTATGCCCAGAACACCATAGGGGAAATACCGGTGTTCACGGATTGGGTGCAAAAGGTTTTGAAGCTAAATGGGGCGTTACCTTTACGCAGCTCTTGGAGTCGGTCAGCGAAAGATTGGGAAATACAACTTAGAGTTCCAAGGGATCTAGACCGAGTTCTGTAGCAACTAGCTTACAGCGATCCCTAAAGGCTTTGCCGTGATGTAGCCATCTATCGCCCTTTTGCCGATGAAAGCTCATGTGAATCATCTCATGGCATAGCGTAGTAAGTACGGTGTAGTAATGACCGCACCTGGCAGAAGATACCGTAACAGTATGCTCAAAATCCTCACCAGTATCGTATAGGTAAGTCCCCATAATCTCAGGGTCAGCAGTCACCACGAAATCAATTTCCTCCGGCAAGGGCATCTTCCAACGACTGTACGGATAGCAACACGCTAAAGAAGCGTACAGATTGCTAAGTACGGCTGGAGTAAGTTTCATGCCTTCATGCCATCATGCGTTAGACACGATTGATGCAACCACGAAACTCAAACTCGCCATTAGCCTCGTTAGACACCATAATTAGTTCTGGCATCAGCATACGGCCTTGGTCAAACGACAGCATTACAAAGCCACTACGCCAGTCTTTAGGAGAGTCCTCGCAATACTCAAAAGTAGAACTCATTGGATCGGCTAGGCATCCTGTTTGCACTCCCCAGTAAGTTCCTTGGTAATTTGTAATGGGCGAGGCACAAAGAACATGAGTATGGCCCGTAATAATATTGGTATTGCCTGCTGCCGTTAAATTGCTGTAGCCAGCCGTTCTGCCACCTTTGTAACGGTGCTTAACTACTGTATCTTCGCCAATCCAATAAGACCAGCAAGTTTTCCATTCTGGAAAATGGTACTTCAAGCTAAATCCATCTACGCCAGAATACTCAGGAACTTTATTGACCAGCCAGGACTCATAACGCATATCGTGATTGCCCAAAGTCCAAATAAGCTCGCAGCCAGCAGGTTTGTGTTTAGCAATCTCGTCTAAATGCCAACGGCAAGCGTTTAGCTCCTCTAAAACGGTAGGTTTTTGATCGTAGTTAATTGATGGAAAACGACTCAAAACTTGACCATCAAACGCATCGCCATTGCAGATAATAACTTCTGGCTTAAATGTATCAATCATTAAGAGCAGAGCTTTAAATGCAGTAGTCGTGGTATCGGTGAAGTGAGCATCAGAAAACACAATAACTCGCTTTACTTTATCTACATCTATGCCCCTGCGTACATTATGTGGGGCTTGGTTTACTTTCTTTACATATGCTGGATTACGGCTTTGGAATGTTTCTAGGTTTAATCCGTACCGTTGCTGTAAAGCATTGCGCCTGGCGTACACATTGCGTATGTTAATTCCAGTAACCTTGCAAAAATCCTCTGGGCTTCCAATTTCCTGCCAAAGTTTGATCCATTCGTCATCAGACAAGCGATTGCTAGGCATAAACATCCTTTGCTTTAAGATATTGAATATAATACAATAAATCTAGTTGTATAATATTCTACATTTAGGAATTTTACTAGGACTATGAGAAAGAAAGAAGGCAAGTACATAAACTGCTTAAAATGTGACGCTGAGTTTTATACCGTCATGAGCAGATACTTGTCTGGTCGATCTAAGTATTGCTCTATATCGTGCGCTACCTATGGCAGACTAGGGGCATCTTGGAGCGAGGAAGGTAACAAAAAACGCTCTGAAACACGCAAAGCAAAAATTGTGTCTGGAGAAATAAAAGTTAATTTTGGTATAGAACACCACAATTGGAAAGGTGGCAAAAAAGCAACACAAGATCGATTTAAAGGCCAAAGGCGGCTTTATTTAGCAAACAGAAAGGCAATGTTTAGAAAAGCAACCCCAAAATGGCTAACGGACACAGACCGAACATTGATTAAATGTAAATATCAACTAGCTAATATGCTTTCAAATAACACAGGCGAACAATGGCATGTAGACCACATAATTCCAGTTAAAGGGAAATTAGTATGTGGATTGCATGTGCCAAGCAATTTGCGTGTAATTACAGCTAAAGAAAATTACCTTAAGCAAAACAAATATGAGCCACAATAATTCTTTCGATCAAAGATTACAGAACTGGGCGTGGTATGTTACTTATGGGGTTATTGGCCCACAGGTAGAAACAACCTGTCGCTCGTTTGAGAAAAACTATATTCCAGAACTAGGCAATCTTTACGCAGAAGCAGAGCCACACTACGAGCCTGACCATATAGACGGTGATCTGATAGAGCAGGCTATTAAGGGTTTACCATTAAACCTGCGGCAAGCGCTTAAACTCAGATATGTAAGCCATCCTTACGCATCGATTAACCAACTGGCTCACGCTGCAAGAACGACAGTACACCGCTTAGAACAAGACTTAGAAAATGCAAAAAAAAGACTCCAGCACGAGCTGGATAAAAAAGCAAGGTCAAATCACTATACGAACTTGCTCAAGATGCAAGATCAGCAAATCGACTGAAAATGGAATGATGGAGATATATGGCAACGGTATATACCAACGATTCGTCTGCAAAGCCTGCCATAGTAATAGCAACAAAGACGGCTAAATGCCTCCCTGTGCTGTTTGCGTCTATTGACCAGTATGTGCCACTAGATGTAACCGTTATCATCTCTGGGAGCGATCTAGAGCTTCCTAGACACCAAACTATTAACCTGCCCAACAACGGCACTAATTATGGTGATTCATACAATGATGCGGTGCAATATGCGTTTGATACATTCCCTGAGATTATTGTCGCAAACGATGACATAGTATTAACCCCTAGTAGCTACTCTAAGTTGATGGAAGATGTAGTGTTGTTAAAAAACAACAAACTAGGATGGGTATGCAGCAGATCCGATTATGTCCGTGGCTTACAGAACATTAGAGAAGGATCAAAGCGCAATGGAGTGCGGCACATAGAGGAAGATACGGTTATTAAGTACGATGTACTGTCACCTTTGTTTGGCTGGATCAGCCGAGAGGCATGGGTAGATTACAAGCCGATTAACTGGTACTCAGACGATATTCAATGTTTAGAGATAAGGGCGAATGGATTTGTAAACTACATTAGTCGCTCGTATGTTCATCATGTAGGCAGCCAGACTATCGGAATGGATCACCAAAAGAATGACCTAGAAGCACAAGCATGGATTAAAATATTTATGCCGGAGCTATACGATATATGGTTCAAAAGCAAATAATTTACTTGACAGCAAAAAATAGGGTAAAATTGTGCTAGGAAACCTTTGCCCAAAATTTTGTGAGTGCTTAAATGAAACCAGAAAAAACCACCATTATGATCGGTCTGCTAGGCGATAAGCCAAAGATGGGCAAAAAGGAAGAAGGCGGCTTGCTGGCAGAGGACAAAAGCTCCTGCCCATTATCTACAATGGATGCCGACATTAACAAAGGCAACATGAAAAAAGCCGTATTGACGGCTGATTACGGTAGCCGCAAAGATGGCGAAGGCAAGTGCAAGGCTTGTGAATACTTCAATACTGAACTAACAGACTGTGGTGTACCAAAGGGTAAAGGCCATTGCGACATATTCGACTTTGTATGCGACCAAAACAACGGCTGCATGGCATTTGAGCCAATGGGCGAAGATGAGATGGATGAGGAGTACGAAGATTGAAAACTGGACTCTATGCAGCAATTCACGCTAAACGCAAGCGTATCGCCGAAGGATCAGGCGAAAAGATGAACAAAGTAGGCAGCAAAGCAGCACCTAGCGCAAAAGACTTTAAAGCAGCCGCCAAAACAGCAAAGAGGCCTAAAAAATGAAGATGAGCAAAAAACAAGAAAAGATCGGCAAAGTAATGGGCGAGTACAAAGAAGGCACATTGCATAGCGGTAAGGGCGGCAAAGTAGTAAAGAATCCTAAGCAAGCTATCGCTATTGCTATTAGCGAAGCCGCTAAGTCTGCTCGTTATAAAAAATAAGTGCCAAACCAAAGAAAAAATGGCTATTTAGGTAGCCCAGATTTTGTAGAGCCACATATTTATGCTTTGTCTTTTAGGGGCAAAATAGCCTATATAGGCAAAAGCACAGGCGGTAAAAGAGGTTACTTTACAGGCGGCGTGATACCAAACAAGATTGGTAAAGAGAAATTTATTAAAGGTGTTATTGAGTATTGTGATGTAGATCAACTTAATGACAGAGAAATACATTGGATTAAGAAATTTGAGCCTAGATTTAATTTGGCTACAGGCGGTCAAGGCGGTTTAGTTGGGGATGCAAATCCAGCCAAAAGATTAGAAGTAAGGCAAAAAATATCAAAAGCAATGAAAAATAGGGTTTTTTCAGAAGAACACAAGCAAAAACTTAGAGAAGCAAAATTAAAAAATCCTATGCGATATTGGCAGGGCAAAGTTAGACCAGAAGAAACCAAAAGCAAAGTATCAGAAGGTTTAAAAAAATACTATGAAGATAAGAGAAGCTGCCAAGTTGCTTGAAAGAATTGGGGTTGAAGGATTCAATCGCCCAAAACGCACACCT